ACAGGTTGACCATGCGGCTGTCAGCAGCATTGACACTGCGGGCCACATACGACGACCCAAGGATTGGGGTTTTCATCAATAGTTACCGGCGTAGATGTTGAATCGTTGACGGTTTGACACAAGCGCATAAGGCATTGACATCACATCGTCTGGGTTGTTGATACGCTTCAGATTACGCTTGCTTGTCATTGCGATGCGCTGCACTTGGGGACTTGGCTCAACACCAAACTCTGGCGCAATCTCCATTGCCAAGTTGTAGGTAAACGCCCGCAGATAGCCTGGCGGGAACAACATCTGTGTCGCCAACGTAGCAGGCTTGTTTAGCTTCTCCACAGACACGAAGTGCCATTCCAAGGCCCTAGTGGGTTTTGGATACACCGTCATGGTGAAGTCGGGATATGTGTTGTTGACGAAGATAACTTGCGGGTAGGTGGATGTCACCGTCTTGACCGCAATGCCGTCATACTGCTGCTGGTTTATAAACTTGATGCCGTAGGACACGTTAGTGCCTGGGTCACGGTAATACGTGGCGTCATCAAGCAGCACGGGGCGCAGGCCGATAAAGTTACCAGTGGGGCCAAGGGTGCGGGTAATTTCGCCAGCAGGCCAAGTAAAGACTTGGTCTTGAGTGGAGAACACTGCCAGTCGTTCAGTGTCCCACGAGTCAATCATTTGATCGAGCGCCGTTAAGGCGTCATTGGACATGTCTGCCGAGGGTGTCTCACCTTCTGCAAGTACGCCTAGCAATCGCAATGCGCGGTTAATTTGATCGCCAGCGGTGTACGTTGCCATTCTTAGACTCCTTCGGTTTCACCCTCGACAACTTCAGTTCGACGGGTATATTTGCGCTTAACTTCCAGCACGTTTACAGGAGCCGCTTCAGGTTCCGAAGGCGTGTCTAGATTGTAGCGCGTCCAGCCATTATTTTCATCTGCAACAGCTTCAAGTTCCATTGTGGCAACTTTAGTACCGTGAACAGGGTGTTTTAGGTAAATGCTCATTATTTAAAAACAGGGGCCGAAGCCCCTATTTAAGTTTACGCAACCGTAAAATTCAAGCGATAAGTCGGGAATGTCACCGTATTGGCGAGTGTTCCAGACGCAGCAGCCCGAATACGCAAACGATCTCCAGCAGCCACAACTAAGTTAGCAGCCGTGCCGTTAAGGGTCAAAGATCGTGCGGTATTAGCAGCCAATGCAGTGCCACCTGTTGCTTTGGTGGTATTTGCATCTGTAGCGGCTAACAAAGCAGCGCCGCCAGCACCGGCTTGGCCGAGGTTGGTGATTGAAAACGTGATGTAGTTAGTGTCGTTTGCTGTAAGAGCATCTACACCCGAAAAAATTGCGGATGTAATTGTTCCAGCGGTTTGAGCAATAACGAAAGCATCGCTGTTTCCAGTGGTTGCAATGGTTGCGCCTTGGATAGACGTAGAAAAACCATTTGCAATATTAGACGCAACTTTTGACGTTGAATCAATAACTGCACCAGTAATCGTAGTGCCTGCAGTCAATTCAGGATCGCTAAAAGCAACGCCGACAGGTTTTGTATTTGGCATGATTGTTCCTTTAAAAACGGGGGCCGAAGCCCCCATTTAGGTTTAGCCCAAACGATACACAACGTAAGTGCCGTCACCGGTCTTACGGAAGCGGAACAATTGGCTGGTTGTGATAGCAATAGCAACCAAAGCGTTGCCGCCGTCAGTCACGCCAGTGCTAACAGCCAATGTCACTGCACCAGAAGAAGTGCCAATGTTGACAATTGACAAGTCAAAATAGCTACCAACAGTAGCGTTAGGAACAGCAGCGTCAATCAACGCGCCTGTAGGCAAAGTATAAGTTGCAGCAGATGTAGAGGGGTTAGCCACCAACATTTGATTAACAACTTGCGCTGCCGTTAGGGTTGCAGTAGCCGTAGCTGTTTGAGGGACGCCCATTGCGCCCATGATAGTTTCTTGACGGTTGCCCGTACCAACTTGGTAACCGCCTGCGCCATTAGGTAAAGCCATGATAATTTCCTTAAAAAATGTTACGAAAAACGGGGCCGAAGCCCCATTAGTTTAGCCCCAGATGCGGCAAGCCATTTGTGGACGGATGGTGCTGAAGCCATACAAAACGTCGATACGGCAAGGCAAACGATCGTTGTTGATGTCATACTGGCGAACCACACGCAAACTGATACCGTTGTGAACAGCACGAGCAGCCATGTCAACACCTTGTGGCAACAGCAAGTCGGCTGTAGCGAAGGTGATGGCATCTTTGTGGTAAACCAAGTTCTGTGAGTACTGAGTAGATGCAGCGCCCACGAAGGTCACAACACCACCAGTAGCTGGCAACACGTCTACAGTAGCCAAAGCGTTTGTAGCAGAGAACATTGGCGCAACAGTCACAGTCCAAGTACCAGCCACGGCAGTAGCGTCAGCCAAAGCCACAAATTGGAACAATGAACCAGTTGACTCACGAGTCTGTGGGTTAACAGCATTGCAACCAGAGATAGTGAACACGTCACCAGCTTTGATTGTTGTTGTTACAGAACCTTGCTCCAACAGGATGGTTGATGCACCTTCGGAGGTAACGCCAGGAGTCTTAACCAATGTAGAAGCAGATGCGCTACGTGAGCCAGTAGTGTGTTGCTTGATTGACTGAGACATGTTGATCTCTTCAAAGCCCAACACGCCAGTACCCATCATGCCGTTCTTGAATTGCTTGCTGACAGTATCTGTTGGGTTGAACAGACCTTTCATGCCTTCAACCAAGCCAGCGTTAGCAGCAGGGTTCACGGTAGCGTAACGTGGAGACATCACAGCAGCGTTCTCGTTCAGCTTCTGTTGGGCTTGCAACAAGACCAAAGAAGTGGCGGGAGTAGTGCCTGGTGTACCAACGGTGTTACCGATGACTTTGTATGCGTTAGCAACGTCAGCATCGATAGAAGAGGCCAACTGGCTGATACGTGGCTTCAACACACGCTCTGCGAAGTCGTCCAATTGCATGGTCAATTCAGCAGATGTGAAGTTAACACCAATGTGCTTTTGGTTGGCGACAGTCAAAGTGGTGAACTGTTCGTTGTCGTCTTGCACTTGCAAGGCAGCACCGTCAGTGACCAAAGCGCGGTCAGGCAAGCGGATACGCAATGTAGAACCGATCTTTGCACCTTCAACAGCAAAGCTGTCGTCGTACTGACGGTTTACGTTACGGGTGAGTACAAGGTTGTTCTCCAGAATTTCCAGAGCCTTGCGGGTGATCATGTCGATCGTTAAGATGCTATTTGACATTTGAAGTCCTTTAAAAAGTTAGCGGTTGCGTTGCGCTTCTATCTTGCGAATCTGACGATTGCGCTCGGCTTCGATCCATTCCGAAGTGCTCATGGTTTTGATTGACCGTGGGTCAGTCGTGTCATGGCTCGGGCTTCCTGAAGACCGCGCAGTCACCGGACTAATAGGTGTTGGCGCAGAGGTTGTTTTTTTGACTGGTGGATTATCAGACAACTTTGCCTCAATCCGACCAATCTCTTTCGCTTGCATGAGAGGTGACAAATTAGCAATGCGTTCAGCTTCCTTTGGATTTGACCCAAGCCAATAGGCTAGATCAGGACCAGTGTCAGAAGACTGAATTGCCTCTGCCATAGCGTTTGTGATTCGTAACTTGGGGTTGTAGACCACTTCTTCAAAGTCGTCGTATTTATCCCTAGCTTTCTCTTCAGCTTCGCCATAGGCTTCAACAATTTGAGCTTGCTGCTTCTGGACTTCACGTTGAGCCAACAATTCCTCGGCCTTACGAAGCGCCAATGCTTCAGCATAGGCGTCAGGGGTCTCAAAATTGTCAATCGACGGGATTTCCTTTGGAGCAACTTGCTTGACTTGCGTTTCGGCTTGTCGTTCGCGTTCCCATTTGCGTTGTTCTCTTGCGAGGCGTTTACCAATAGCAGCGTCAAGTTCCTCTTGCGAGAATGTCTTGGCAGTCTGATTATCAGCAACTTCCGGCGAATTTTCTACAACTTCAGGGGCAGCCGTTGCTTCCTGTGCTGGCGCGGAGTCTACTTCCGCTAGGGCTTGGACTTCTTCAGTCATTTCTTGAATCCTTGGATTCCCCAGTGAACCTCACTGGTAAGGTTTAACTCATCCGAGTAATAACACGTTGACCGACTGTAAGGCCAGTAGCAAACGTAATACTCGTTGTTGTAGTCTCAGTATAGTCTACGTTGAATTCTTTTAAAACCCCATTGACAAAAACCATCAAATATCCACCAAGGCCGTACTCAGCCACGGTAAATACAGTCTGACCTGCTGCGGCCACGACTACGGGGTTTTGAACACCTTGCGGAGTATTGATACCGTCAACGCTCCAAATCAAGTTGTCTAGCGAATCTTTGAGCAGCAATGTGTAGCGGGACGGGCCAAACCACACATTTGCTTCACCACGCGAATCCAAGATGATTGGGTTTGCGTTAGCAAAGTTGCCAGTGACACTGGTATATGTAGCCAAAGGAACCGTAGTCCCACTGGCGTAGGTGAACAGTTTGCCACCAACTAAGGGAATACCCGCAGCAGTAAAAAACTGCATTTTGGGTGATGGGCTAAGTGTTACTGCCATGGTTATTCAGCGTCAGGCCAAGTGATTTCCCAAGGGAAGCCAGCTTGAGTTGGAAGGTCACGAAGGGCTTGGCGCAGTGTTGCTGTCTCAGCAGGCACAACGGTAGCAGTCTCAAGGGCTTTGATTACCACCCAATCAGTTGCGGCCAGCTTTGCATCGCGGGTAGCACGAACAGACTTGGCTTGCTCGGCGTCTTTGGCGGCTTTATAGGCAGCTTCTTGCGCGGCAGCAGTTGTCTCGCCATCGGTAAATACTGGACCAAGAATGTACTTGGTGTACCACTTACCACCAATCTGCTCTACACCAGCGGCTTGGCTGTACTGGTACACCGTGCCGCCAGAGGCTTGTGGGCCTTCAAAAACAACATCACCGCCTAATTCGTTGATGGTAGCTTCGGTCAGTTGTTGAGGCATGGAGATGTTAGGGTGCATGGCACGAAAGCCTTGCTCCGATACAACTTCACCTGTTGATTGAATTCTGATTTGCATATTGTTTCCTTATGCGATAGCCAAGAAGATGTAAGAGCCGCCTGAAGCGTTAATAGCCGCTGGCGCTGTGCTGGTGAGTTCAAACCCTGAAGCTGCTGTGTCAACGTAATCAGTACCTGTAACTTCAGCCGCTGTGCTATTAAGCAGCAGATAGGGATCGTTGCCCGCCACAATGCCACGAGCAGAATCCCACACATACCAATCGCCTGTGCTGT